TACTATCAAAAGACGCAACACCTTTATTAGATGTACTAGCGTCTTCTCCTGCAACAGTTATTGTTGTTCCAACGTGAGTAACATCCATACCTTCGCCACCGTTTATTGTAAAACCGTGTGTTGATGGAGTTAATGCACCTGAATCTGTTGTAACAGTTTTAACTACAGTATCTTCTAATGTAACCGCACCTGAAGTAACATCAAAATCGTTACTATCAAAAGAAGCAACACCTTTGTTAGATGTACTAGCGTCTTCAGCAGATACAATTACTGTATCTCCACTTATTGTTGTGTCAATACCTTCACCACCTGCAAAGTTTAAAGTGTCTGTTAATAAATTAATTCCAAGACCAGTTGAACTATCATCTGAAACGTTTAGCGTTGTGGCAACGTTAACTGTGCTAGCCGCTGTGATTCGTCCTTGTTGGTCTACTGTAAATGTTGGAATAGCAGTTGTTGATCCATAGGAACCTGGAGTAACTGCTGTGTCATCTAAATCTATTGAAATATCATTATTGGAAACAGTTGTTGTAATACCTGTATCACCAGTGAACGTAATAGTTTCACCTGTGTTTACAGTATCATTTGAACCAACGTCTGCCGCTATAGATAAAGTTTGTGTAACTGTACCAAATGATAAATTACCTGAACCGTCTGTTTGTAAAAATTGTCCACTTGATCCATCTGAGATTGGTAATGTAAAGTTTACATTATCCGCTAAACTATTTGGTGCTTTTAATTGAACATAATGAGCACCATTGTTAGTACCTTCATTAAATTTAATTCCACCACCTGTTGAAGCATTATTACCTACAAAGATTTCATCAATTGCTTTATTTGAATCAACAAGTAATGCTGATGAAGCACTTAATGTACCGTGTACGTGATCTAATAATTGAGTAAAGTATTTACCGCCAATAATATCTATATTAGCAGCAACACCGTTTGTTTCTGTACCTGAACCTATAAAGAGTCTATCACCAAAATTACCTTGGGAACCTGTGCCGTATGTAAAGGCTAGTTCGCCTTGTGCTAGTTCCGATGGTGCCTGAACGCCTGAGGATCGTTTTATTTTAATAATTGTTGCCATAAATTCCTTTTATTTAAAAGTTACCGCCGTTGAAAATAATAGTTCCTGTATTACTTTCAATTGTTGTTTTGGTAACAAATTTATCTGTTGTTGCGTCATACTGAATCATAGAACCGTCTGTTAGTGTGCTACTATTCACGTCACCTAATGCTCTTAATTTAAAATTACTGCTTGTACCTGAAGATGGTTGAACAACTTGAACTCTATTTGGTCCAGTAGAATTGCTCTGCACTTTTGCTGTAATGACCGTAGTATTTCTTACATTTGCCATTTTAATCTCTCTATATGTTAAACAAACAGTATTTGTTTATACTATTTATATTTTTGTAACTTCTGGAAGAACTGTAATAATACCTTCAATAACTCTAGTAACTGTACTATCTGAAGCAACTAATTCAACATCATATACATAACGACCTTCAGTTATGCCACTAGTTATATTAGCAGGTAATGAAAGGTTTACAACACCTGTTGTTGGATCATCTGCGATTGTAACTGTAAAATTGTATGCTGTAGTTGATGAATAACTTCTTCTCATTTGAGAATAAGCAGAATATCCTGTCAGATTAAAAGCGTTGCCAGCACTATCTTGTACATTTACACTTGCTGTAAAAGTCGTGCCTTGGTCTAAGAATAGGTTAGCAACAGCAGCCATTATTCAAATCCTTTACAAATCTTTTTCCAGATATTAGTAATAAGTCTTTTAATCTTTTTCATAAGTCTCTCCTAACTTATATTTATAAGAATTAAAGACTATTTCTGATTATTTCTATAGACTTTTTATGACTTAATTTTGTGCTATTCTCTATGATTTCGTGTCTTTTATGAATTTGATTCCATATCTCATCTTTTAAATGAGGAGATAACATATCGTACTCTTTTCTTATAGAATCATAGTCAAACAATTCTTGTCCGTGCATAACTAAAGTGAAATTTGCACTTTTGAATAAACAATAGGATGATTTAAAATCTTCAGAAACAGGTAATTTATGTTTCCACTTATCTAATTTATATTTTAGACTTTCAGGTAAAACTAAATTGTTTTTTAAGTCTTTCCAAAATGGAGTATCTTCAGGTTCAACAACATAATGTAAAGCAATAAAATCTAAAATGTTATTCATCACAATATTCATTTCAGTATTATAATCGTTTATATCTTTTTCACCATAATTATTTAAATAATGAATAAGTAAAAAAGATTGATTAATAGTTGTACCTATTGAAGACGCTTCTAAAGGTTCTACAAAACTTCCTGCTAATCCCATAGCAACACAGTTTTTAATCCAAAATCTATCCATAGTACCAGCGTCAAACTTAACTTTTTTACCAATTTCAATTTCATATCCTAAATACTTTTCAACTTCTTCTTTTGCTTTGTCAAAGTCCATATAATTATCATTGAAAACATATCCGTTGCCCCAACGACCATAAGTAGGTATTCTCCACATCCAACCAGCGTCCATTCGTCTAGCAATTGTCCAAGCATTATACTCATCTGTATCTTTTGTTGGAAAAGCAATTGCACTATTCATTTTTAAATATTTGTCATATGATTTCCACTTACCACCTAATTTTTTAATTAACATTCTTTTCATACCAGTACAATCTATATAAAAATCTGCCGAGTGTACTGTACGTTTACCTACTAATGTTTTAATATTACCTTCTTCATCTAAATGTATATCTTCAATTTCATCATTAACTACTTGTATATGTCTATTTGAACAAAGTCTTAACAAAAAGTCATTTAATTTAAAAGTATTAAAGTGATATTGATAAACTGGAGAAAAATTAGGATTAACTAAAAAATCTGGTAAGAATTTGTTTTCCCACAAAACAGAATCTACACATTCTTTTGCTTCTTTGCCTTCAGATATTAAAGCACCATAACCAGCAGGATACATTCCTAATTCTAAACTGTATGGTTTATTAACACTATGTAAATAATCTTCTCTAGTCCAATTTTGAAACATTATACCAGATTTAAATGTAGCATCCGTCTCTCTTATTAATTCGTGTGTACTTAAACCAATGAAATCCATAAACTCTTGCCAGTGTTCGGTTGATCCTTCACCAACACCTATGATTCCTATGTTATCTGATTTAACTACTTTAATTTTACAATTACTAAATCTGTGTTTTAAGATTAAAGCGGCAACTAATCCTGCTGTGCCACCACCAACTACTAATATTTCTTTAATATCTTTTCTCATTTTGTTTTTAAGAACAAAAATGTAGTTAAAACCATTCTTGCGTCTTCTTTTTTTTCTCCAAAGTTGTCTTCAGGTTCGTGGTCAATGTGTGAATCGTAAAAAACACCATTATTAAAAATATTTTCTGAAACTTTTACGTTATTTTCATCAAAATATAACTTTGTACCACTATTTATTGGTGGATTTGGTGTTAAATACACTACTCCTGCCAAATATTGGTTAAAATCTTGGAATCCATATTCAAAATCTTTGTGTTTGAACAACTGATCGCCATTTTTTGTATAAGAAAATGAAAATTGAGTCATCCAACGGTCATATTTTTGATGAAAGTCTGAAATTTTTAATATTTTTCTAGCAATTGCATAAAATTTTTGACAAATTTGATAATACAAGTTGTAGTTTATATCATTTAAGTACTGTGTTCTATGTCCTGGAAACCCACCAATGTTGTTTGGGTGATTATTTTTATCAAAATACTCTAAAGAGAGAGCATAATCTCTAATTTCTTTAGGATTTTTAAAAAAATCTTTGACAATTAACATAATATTATTTAAAACTATTACCGTGTATCCATCCAACTATAGAATATCTTGTTCCTTTTGATACTTCTTTAATTTTATGAGTTAAATAAGAAGGAAAGATAATAACTGATCCTTGTTTTTTAGCACTAGGAACTAATTTTCCATTTAAAATTTCAACGTCACCACCTTCATAATCTTTTTCATCTGACAATTGAATTATAAAAGATAATTTTCTTGTAGGATATTCAGCGCCTACATCAATATGCCAATCAAAGTAATCTCCTTGTTCATACTTTAATATTTGAGGTAAATCATTATCTAATATTCCACTACAATCAAATTTATATTTTTCTTTATTAACAAATTGTAATAACTCATTTATAATAGTGTACGGCCATCCATTTTGTCCAACTGGCAATGGTTGTGTTTTTACTTTTCTTAAATATTTAACATTTGGGTTGCCAGATACTCCACCATTTTCCCATAATTCAGTTTCTACTGAATTGATGATTGCTTTACATTGATCTGAATTTAATAATTGTACGTGAATTGCTTGTGATATGTTTTTATTTGATAAAATAGATTTATTTTCTATTTCTGTTTGCAATTCATCTTGTTGCGAAACTACTGTTTCGGATTGTTTTGGATTTAATTCTATACCCATATTATATTCACTCCTTTTATAATTTATTATAACTATTTATACTAATAATTTGAATTGCCTTTTTTTGCCTCTCTCATATATTCATCTATATCCCAATTTTTATATTTCTTTTTTTGATTTTCTAAAACTTTTTGATGATTTATGAAAGCAATTTCTTCTGCTTCTGCTGAAATAATTTTATATCTTGGATCATCTTTTTTTGCAAACTTACTAACACTAGGAGACTTTTCAAACATTCTGCCTGCTTCTGCATTTACAACCCAATCTTTTAATCTTCTTCTATTTACAGGTTTATATTCTTTTTCTGTTCTCCACATACCTGTTTTATCCTGATAACGTTTCCATCCTTTTGGCATATCATCTTTAACACGTAAACCACCATATTGAGTATCAACTTTAGTTGTATAATGTTTACCAAAAGTTAACTTTCTTGTGTTACCTTTATACCATTCTTGTTGATCTTTTAAAAATTGTTCTTGTCTTAATTTTTTTTCAAAACGCTCTAATCTTTGTTCTTCAGTTTCTTTTTTATAAAAGATACCTCTACTGTCAATACCTGTGGCAGAGTCATTTATTCTATGTCCACCGTGTTTACCTGGATCACCTCCAGAACCTTTTCCGTCATAACCAAATACTGCGTCATAATTATGTTTATAAGGAAACTCCTGTAGTGAAGGTACAGAACCTTTGTGATATTTTCTTTTAAGAACTATAGGTGTTGGGAATTTTTTAGTTGTCATAATAATATTTAGTCAAGTAAAAAGGGCGACTTTTTATGGTCGCCCTTTGAATTAGTTTAGACTATACCCATTGTAGAGAGACACCGTGTATTCTTATTGCCTCTGTTAAATTAGACATAGTAAATTTGTATTTCATTTGAGTACCAGATGGTTGACCTGATACGTCAATAGTTGCTGAATAAACTTTCTTACCACTAGCGCCTTCTAAATAACCACTATCAACTAGTGTTGCGTTAGTATAAGTTGCTCCATTATCTCTACTTACAGCAGCGATAACGTCTGTGTTTAAAGTTTCAGAACCAATTTCCATAAATGCAACAAGTCTTGCTTTTGAAGGAACAGTTGTTGCTGTGAAAGCAGCAGATTCTAATACACCTGATGTATTACTTGGTTGGAAAGCATAAGTACCACCACCGATACCAGGATTACCTCTACCAGAACCACCTCTACCAGCAGATGAACCGTAGTAAGGATCACCTTGGTTTGGAGTACCGTAACCAGAACTACCTTGTGAAGTACTACCACCGCTTAATGAATAACTTGGGTTACCACCTATGTAGCCAGAGCCGCCTCCGCCACCTCTACCAGGATTGTGGTTAGATGAACCTCCGCCGTAGTAGCCTGAACCACCACCGCCGTTTTCACCACCGCCACCACCGTAGCCGTTGTGTCCAGAAGGAGCAGCAACGTTAGATGAGTTACCACCGCCGCCGTGTAATTTACCACCAGATGAACCACCGTGACCGCCACCGCCGCCACCTTGTGTACCACCTGAAGCACCACCAGAAGGTGCAGGTTGACCAGAGTTTCCTCCGCCACCGCCTCCAAATCCATCGTTATATGCACCAGCACCAGCACCAGCAATCATAATAACATCATTAAATGAAGTTGTTGATCCTGAAGGGAAACTGTGTGTACCTGGCCATACGCCTGATAAACCACCACCGCCACCACCGTGACCGCCTTGGTTACCAGCACCGCCGCCTATAATTACTTGAAATGAATCTCCGTTTGAAACGTTGATTGAACCTTGTGTGTGACCACCGCCACCACCATTACTGCCTTGAGCAGGAGCAGTTGTTCTAGCACCTCCGCCACCGCCCCAAAAATACCATTGAATTGAACCATCACCACTAGTAGCATTTAATGTACCAACTGTTGATGTAAATGTAAATGGGTTTGTTTGAGATACAGGAGCACCTAAGTTTGAATAGTAATCACTTGGAGTGTCATATTCTAAATTTGGGTTTGCTCCAACTCCAGATGTATCGTTAAATTCATCTACAATACCATCTGTTAAATTGAATAATGTTAGACCGTCATTAACGGCTAATTTAAATCCTAATACACCAACGTTTTCGTTGACTGTATCTAAATCTGTTGATGTTACTGCGCCACTAATTTTAGAGGAAGCAATAGCAGCACTTGGAGAAATGTCATTATTGGTAATACTTCCAGATAAATTAGTTTTACTGTACGCAATAGCAGCACTTGCCGAAACATCATCATTAATTAATGTTGCGTCTTTTATTTTAGCGCTTTCAATAGTATCTGTTGTGATATTATCGTTTGTTATTTTAGTTGTCATACTTCTATTTATCCTCTATTATATTTATACGGTTATGCCCATTGTACGGAAACACCGTGTATTCTTGATTCTTGGTTAGCACATTCTATTTTATATACTATTGATGAACCACTAGTTGATGAAAAAGTTTGTTTAGCAGACCATATTTTCATACCAGAAGCGCCTGTAAAATAACCGCCATCTGTTAATGTCGCTGTTGTAAACGTTGATCCACCATCACGTGATACACTAACTATAAAGTCTGTGTTTGCTGTAGGACTTCCAACATCTTCTTGCCATAGAATAACTCTAAACTTAGACGGAGCAGATTCTGCTGAATAAGAGTTACCTATAATTGTTCCTGATACACCAGAAGCATTGTTATAATAGTCATCTGTACTATTATAAGTCATACCTGTAGAACTAGAAACACCTGTTTCATCTTCGTATTGGTCAACAAAACCATCCACTAATGCCTGTTTTGATAAACCTTCATTTTGTGATCTTTTAAAATTTTGAGCAGCCACAGCATAAAATAATCTATCTACCTCTGCTTCAGCAGCGATACCATTACATTTTGATACTGGAATGCCAGCAGCACTTGTTATGTCAGCGTCCGTTATTGAACCTGATAGATTAAATTTACTTTTTGTTATAGCAGCGTTAGCAGCAAAATCGTCATTACTTAAAGTGTTTAACTTTACTGATCCTGATTCTATTGTGCCATCTGCAAAGTTGGCATTTGTTACTCGTGTTGTCATTTAGACGAACTCCTATTTTTAGATTGGCAATTCTCTAATAATGATTTGTACACCACTTGCTGGAGCAGTTGTGAAAGTCAAAGTTGTTCCAGAAATTGTATAGTCAGTTGTTGGTTTTTGTAAAACTCCGTTTTCTGTTACTAACACTTTATCAACTGTTTGATTTTGTGTTACAGTAAATCCCGTAGTTGAACCATCACCTGTTGCCGATCTAACATTGATTTCAGTTGGTCTGTCTTTACCTTGTATGTATCTTACCATTGTTATGATCCTACTTTTGTTCCGAAGTAACCAGTTTCGTTGTTTACTTCTCTAGTTTCATCTGCCGCTTTTGGATTATAAACTTCGCCATTATTGCCTACTATTTTAGCAAATACAGTACCGTTAACTCTCTTAATTTGTGCATTAAGAGTCGGTGCGCTATTACCTTTATCGCTGTCGTTTATAATTTTTTTAATTGCCATATGAACCTTTATTTGTTAAAAAAAATATTATACGTCTTCTAAAACAGACATTACAACATCTATTGATGAACCAGCAGAAGCCTCTGCTCTAATTACATCACCTGTTGTACCGTCATTTTGAAGAACTATTTTGTTACCTTGCATTATTTCAACTGTAGTGTTTCCTGGAACTTTTAAATCTTTACAGATGTAACCATCGTTGGTTCCATCATAGTTATCTAAAAATAGACCTACTGTTCTTTCAGAAGCATTTTTATTACAAACTGAAATGCCGATAACGATTGATTCTAATGCTGTAGAACCTGCACCTGCTGGAACTGTGTAAACAGCGTCCGCTGAAGCGCCAGTTGATGTTCCTACATCACCTTTTACTTGTCTTTTAAAATCGTTTGCCATATCTCCGTCCTAATTTATTTTATTAGTTTAGATAAATTTACTAAACTAAATGTTTTGTTTATAGTTAGTCAACTTATACATTATCTATTTATATTTCTCTCTATCCTAATGCTATTGCCTGAGCGATTGCAAAAGGTTGAGTAGCAACACTAGTACTATTTAGTGTTAAAGTACCAGTAGCGTTTATATTAGTGCCACTTATAGAAGTACTAGTGAAACTTGTAATTCCTGATATAGTAGTATTTAGTGTTACTGTCATAGTATCTGGACTAGACACAGTTGTTGTAATATTACTGTCACCAGCAAAATTAAATATATCTCCTCCAACCGCATTAGCAACAACTTCTTGTGTTGTAGAACTACTATCTCTAATTGTAAATTTAGCAACTCCAGCATTGATTTCATTAACAGCACCAACAATAGATGTTGCTATGGTAGTTAATGTAGCAGGATCGCCTATATCAGTAGATGATAGACTATTAAAACTTGTTCTAAAGTTTTCTAATGTATCTGTTACTGCGACTGTTCTTGCTGTCATTACTTACTAAACTTTCTCTTTTAATAATTTTTTAATTTCTAAAATTTCTGCTTTTAAAGAATTAATTTCTCTAACCGCTGCTTTCATTTGGTCGTTATTCGAGTCTCTCTCTCGTTTTCTTTTCATATACACTTCATATTCAGATTTATTTGAATTAACAATCGCTTGAGATTTACTGTCTCTAACTAGTGAAGTGTATCCTTCAACTTTTAAATAACGACTCATAATTACTTTACTAAATTCTATTTCCGTGAGAAGCGTTACCTCTTACTTTGATATAATGATTTGTTGGGTCTTCAGCAATCCAAGCATTTAACTGCGTGTAATTGTATGAAGATGTATCATTTAAATCTATGTAGTGATAATTGCCGTGTGTATCCGTAACCGCTATTTTTATTTTAGCAGCATTTGTATCGCTGTAATCATTATTTTCATACAAATATCTTGCCTCTAAAATTTCATCTTTTGAAAAAATAGCAGGTTTAAGATCAGGATTATATCTGTCATCGTGGTTTAAACTCATTTGTTTCTCCTTTTTCTATATTTATACTGCCAAGGCAATTGCTCTCATATCTCTCAATATTGGAGGATAAGATGAAATACTGCCTTTCATAACTATTTTAATTTGAAAAGAAGTAAATGATGATAAGTTACTTACTGAATATTTGTATTCTTTAAATGTTACATCATCTTCAGCAGGCGTTACTGTTAAGTCTTCGCTACCATCTGTATTAAATGGTACCCAACTTAAATCATCAATTTTTCTTTCGTCTTGTGAACCTATAATTCTATAATATACTCTTACACTTGAACTTGATCTTACGTTTTGAGTTAATCTTACATCTAAAGATGTTGACTCATTTTCCAATATTACAGGTTTAGTTAAATAAACAGCAGCAGTTGAAGTTCCAGATGATGATGTATCATCAACATAGTCTGGAGTGTTTCCTGAAGTTGGATTATTTAATCTGTTACCTATTACAAAAGCACTTGTTCTTTGTAAGTCAATAGCAGGTGAAAGTTTTGTATTTGTAGTTGATAACTCTATAGTTACAAACAAAGATTTATTTCCTGACATTTCGTTTGTTTCATTTATTTCACTTGCAACCATTTTAGGTGCTTCAAAATAAATGTTGTCATTAGGAACAACTGAAATTCTATTTCCATAAGTTGTTAAACTAAATTCTGATTCAGAACCGTGTATAGATTTACCTGAAGTAGGTTGTACAAAAAATCTCATTGATGTATCTGGTACTTGTAAAGTTTGTATACCTGCTAAGTTTAATACATCATAAACTCTATTTTGTGTAGCAGTTACAGTTGTACCTCCAACATCTCCTGTTGCCGTAGCAGTTCCAGTAGTTGTAATATCATAACTATCTAAAGTTACGTTTGAAATACTTGTATATGTTCCATTAATATCACCAGAAGCAATACCGTTATATGTACCACTTGCTAAACCAGCAATAGTAACGTTGTTACTTGTTCCGTGCATACCGTGGTTTGGATGGAATACTCTAATCACACCAGAACCATTTGTTGTTCTTAAAGGATTATTTTTAAGTGTTCTTGCTGATAATGTATCGTTTGATAAAGTAACTGTTCCTGTTACGTTACTAAATTCTGCACGTTTTAATTTAAATTTAAAGTCTTCATTTTGTTCAGCAGACCAAGTTGTGCCGTTTTGTGATTTAAATAATACACCAGCATATGGTTGTGCTGATATTGTTCTATCTGAACCTATATTTGTTTCTCCCATTCTTGCAACATAAACATTATATTCTTGTGAGTTTGCTAATAATACAAAACAGTATTCAACATTGTCTTGTATATAAACAGGACTTGGAAACGTAAATGTAGTTACCGCTGAAGCGTCTGAAGATATATTTACATCAGCAGGATTTTTTGTAACTTCCGAGAATGGTAATATTTTTTGACCTGGATAACCATTTACAACATTTCTTAATTGAAGTGTAACTGGAATATTAGAATCTTTAGAACTGAAATAAACATCTAAAGAAGTTAAAAATACACCACCTGCGTCATCTATTAAGAATGTTTGTGCTAAAGGATCGTGGTAACCAATTTGTCTTTCTTCCGTTCTTGTAGATGTTCTAGTAATTTGTCTGGATTCATCTACTGCTCTATTTTCTACTCTAAATTCTCTACTTGAAATAATTGTTTCTCTTACAGTTTCTAATAAACCTCTAGCAATATATTCTGCGTTACCAGCAGTTTCAATAGTGCCAGTTAAACTATTTGTAGATGAACTTGTTAATCTAAATTGTCTTTGACCTGTTCTCCATCTAGGATTTGAATCAACTTTTGGATCAGGTATTGCGAAAGTACCTGATACTGCACCATTTGTATCTGAAACTAAATTACCACCTAATGAACCACCTGTCGGTGTAACATATGAAGATATATCTATACCATCAAAGAAAGGATAAACTCTAGTATTAGGTTTTAATCTTGTAGCAGAAAAAGTTAATGTTCTACTTCTAATAAACGGAACAAAAGCAACTGATACAATTCTATCACCAATTGATGTTCTTACAGTTTCAGGTATTGCAACTGATCTAATACCTGTTCTTGTTTGTGAAACTTGTTGTGCTGTTGTAATTTCTTCTTTTGCAATTACTCTCCAACCGTGTCCGCCTCTTGTTTCATAAGTTGATACACGTTGTCTTTGTACTTCAGATGGAGTGCCTGCCCAAGTATCTTGCCAGTTGTTCCAAACTGTAGATAAAGGAAATTCTGATAATTGACCAGAGTTACCAGTTTGTTTAACTAAGTTATCCCAACTACCATTAGGATTATTAATAACTAATTCTGGTGCTCTTTCTGTTTCTCTCCACTCGTCTGTTGGTGGAGTTAATTCTATTGAACCAATCCAAGTAAAAATACCAAATGGGTTTACGTTGATTGATTTACTTGCATATGGTTGATCTATTAAAGTTGTTTCTGTATAAGGTAACGTTAATAAGTCACCAGTCTTTTGATAAAGAGCAGCCGTTCTATCAGCAGCAACTATGGCAGTACCATCGTCATCTCTTTCAATAAGTTTTACAGCATCCTCGTGGAATGTAGGTCTTGCTTCACCTTTTGCATAATCAATAGATAATTTGTAATCGTTATTTCCAACGTCACCTATTCCGTGACCAACAAAGTTATCAACTATAAATCCATTTTTAAATCTGTCAAAACCATTTGCGTCTTGTATTTGTAAATTCTGTGCTTGTGCTTCTAATAAAGATAATTGAGTATAATATTCAATAGTGTCAATTCTTTTTGAAATAGCACCAATATCTCTCATTGTGTATCTTCTATTATCAACAGTTTCAATACCTACTTCAGATGTATCTAAAGTGTAACTTGGTAAGTATAATGTGTAAAGGTGCATTGCATTATCTAATGTACCAGGTACATTTGGACTTGATGAACTAGCGCCTTTTAATACTTTAAAGTTGCCTTCTTTGTCTAAGAATATTTTATCAACTCTTTGTAAATAAAATTCAAAGTCTGAAGTTATGTCTGAATTAAATCTTATAACATCAACTGTTGAAGCACCTGTACCATCAAATGATCTATCTTGGACTCCTGAATTGATTGTTGAAGCGTCATCAACACGTGGTCTAAAATCTAAACTATCTCTTAATTCAAATCTTTCACCAGTAGTAACTGAAATATAACTTGGAATATTTTCATAATCAATAACTCCTGAATATGAATCTACATCAAAGTAATCTCCAGAACCGTGTGAGAAATAATCAAAGTCAACTAATAGACGACCAGTTGGCGCTAACGCACCATCATTTAATATTAATCTACCAATATCATAGAAGTTATCTCTTTGACCATTATCTAATGTAAATCTATTTGTAATATCTGTATCACTTGAAGTAGCAGCAGTACTAAAATCTGAAGACATATAAACTGCATTAATTTGATAAACGTCTGCTTTACCTAAACCAATTGTTCCTGATTCAATAACTGTTTGAGAACTTATAGCAACTGTTGAATTAGAGTTTAATGTTTTTGTTTTTGAACCTGCAACTGATCTATTGATTGTTGCTAAAATTTTAACTTTGTGTCCTTGATAGTTTGCACCAAAATCAAGTGTTAAAGTTTTACCTACTGGAGAACCGCCAAGTGTGAATATCGGATCACCTTCGTGGTTGTTGCCTGATAAACTTAATACATCTCCAACTGCACCAGAACCACCAGCGCCAGTTGACATAATAGAAACTGAAAAATCTTTTTCTAACAAAGCACTAAATGTTTCGTTAGTACCAGCAGTAATTGTTACATCACCATTTGATGATAATGTACCAGTAAAGTGTCTTCTTACTTCAAAGTTTGTATCTGTAATACCAGAGTTAGCAGTAGTCTTTAATGTTTTAATTGTTGAATATGGTAATTTAAATATTGATACGTTTCTATTTGCGTCTTGTAATTTTGCACGTCTTCTTGTTGCAATTGTTTTTGTTGAAGCAGCAGCAGTTACACTTGATAAAGTTAAACTGTTATTATTAATAATTGCTTCAATTAATTTTGTTTCTGTATTACCACTATCGTTTGTAAATGAAATTGAATCACCTACTGATAATTCATCTGTAAATCTTGTTCCAATACCTGTAACAGAATCACTACCTGAACCAATATCTAAAGAACCAGATAATACAAAATTTTCTCCATAAGTGTTATCTAGTGCTGTATCAGCAGTATATGTTGGAGAACCTGCCATACCAACTTGTTTAACGTTGTGTATATCATATTCTTGTACTGCATTAAATCCAACTGCGTTTGATTGTATAACCGCTGTGTTACTTGAAGTACCACCTGTAATTGTTTCTCCAGCAACAAATGTTCCAGATGTATTTGATATAACTACAACACCGTGTGTAGCGGTACCACCTGAAGTATAACTTGTTACATTAACTGCGTTACCATCTGTATCATAAATTTCAAAAGTATTTGCGTCTGGATTTCTAACTGTAAATACAGCAGTACCTTGTGCTGATGAATCTACTTGCCAAGTAGCACCTGCTATAGTAACTTGTTGACCTTCTTTAAAAGTATGACCTGTAGAAGTTACAACACCAGGACTTGCAACAGATATATCTGTTATTGTAGCAGACTTAGTTGCTGAAATAGATTGAACTGTACCAGTAGCATTTGAAGTACTACCAGTTACTACTTCACCTGTAGTAAATGATTGATTAGTTGTAATATTTAAATGTGTGAATAATACTATGTCAAATAGATAGTGTTTGTAAACTGCACTTGTTAATGAACCACTAGCAAAAATATTTGATGTAGCAGTGCCAGATACATATTCAAATCCTCTGGATTTAGCACGACCTATTTGTGGAACAGTTACACCACTTGTTGATTGTTCACTACCACGTGAACTTGTAGCAGTATCATAAAGATTAACTGCTTTAAATGCTTCAATATCACCAGTAACAAATCCAATGTCTGGCGATCCGTAAATGTTTGTAACATTGATATAGTTACCTACATTAAATCTTGTATTAAAATTTTGTTCAGTATCAAAGTCTCTTGCTTTTTCTACATCAACATAAGTTGTTCCAACAGTTTCTATTTCATAACCTTTTACATATGCTTTACCTGGAGATAATCCAATTGCAAGTTTATCAGCACTACCGCCAGCAGCAGCACTATAGATACCTCTATTGTTACCAGAAATTAAATGTTCTCTAATATCTATGTCAAAATTTCTAACAGTATAATCACCTGACTCGTCATATGTTCTTCTAGCAAAAGTATCTTCTAATATTCCATAGTCAGTTGTTCTAACTCTATTTTGTAAGTTACCATTTGACAGTCTTAATAATTCTATAAAGTTTGCGTCTTCAGTACTTGCAATAGTTTTTTTTGCAAGTGTTAAATCTATTTTAAATCTATGAGCGCCTGGAGCATTTGCGTTTGAAGAACCAGCAGCGTTATCATTTAGAGTTGCGTCATCATTTGAAGTTACAAAAGATTCTACAACAGATAGACCTACTCTATAACTTGGAGTGTTTGTATATTTGTCAAGTATTAAAACTTGATTAGAAACTTGTACGTGAAAACCATTAATGTAATAAACACCTGCTTGTATTTCAGCAGCAGAACCAGTTGCTGTTGTATCTACTGTAGCAGTAGCAGCCGAACCTGATATTGTACAATTTAAAGTTTCACCATCTGTAAATGTGGATGCTGTATTATTAGTTCCAGTCTTTGTATATTTTACATAAAGAGTATCTGGATCAGTACCGTCTGTAGCAACTGCGTTAACACAAGTTGCAACAACTCCTGAAGTAGCACCCGTTAGTGTAACACCAATATAGTTTGAAATAGTTGAATTAGATTTTGCTGAAAGTTTAACTGCATAATATTCCAAGTCATAACCAATCTCGCCAGGAATAATCATTGCACCTTTATCAAAAAGATGATCTGATACTCTTTCGATTTGATTTTGTAATATTGTTTGTGATTGTGTTAATTCTCTCGCCTGAACAGCAAACGCTGGTCTAAACAATATACGGTGAAATTTTTTACTTTCAACGTAGTCATCATAATATGGCGAAAGATTAAAGTCTGTAGGACTTGGCATTTTATATCTTTCCTTTAAAATTCAACAATTAGTTTAACATTTTCAGTTTGATCTGCCGCTCTAGTTATCGGCGCTCTGTTTTCAATGTATAAAACATCTCCTGTGTCTGCGTCTATTTCTGAAGCAGAATAACCAGAAGTAAAACTAGCACTATTAACTGTAGAGGTTGAAGTACTTGGAGTACCAGTTGCACTTGAAGAAGCACCTGTTACTGTATTGGTTCCAGAAAACGCTGTTAGGTTTCCATTACTATCAATTCCTTCATTAGCAAATCTTGTTTGTATGTAATACAAAATTTTATTTGTAGAATCCCACTCAACAACTTTACCAACTGCACCAGTTGTTGTTTGAGTAATCTTTTCGTCTTTAGTAAATGTTCCAGATGAACTTGACATTAAGATTGCTTTTGTTCCTCTTAATGTAGAAGCACTAGCCGCTGATCCTCCTGAATTTGGATCACGTAATAATGCAACTCTTCTAAAATCATTTTCTGTTGTAAAATCGTTTGACTCGCCAGCAGCAAAGTTAGTATTGACCATTACAAAATGAGCACCTAATTCTTTTTCTGCGTTTGAACCGTGTCCACCTTTTGGTGGAATAATTACAGATAAGTTTGAACCAGAACCTGATCCACCACCAGCAGAATTAATATCTGCGTCTGTAATATAAGCAAATCTATATCCACTACCTTTTGTAGTTACTGTTGCACTTGTAATTATACCAGATGAAACTACAACTGAACATACGCCAGATGAACCATCACCTCTTATTGGAATACCTGTATGAGTACCATCTGTAAAAGATGAACCACCAGATGTAACTGTAATAATATCTAATTCACCATCAGTCGCCGCTGACTGAACTGTTGAGTTAGTTGAAACTGCCATAAAGTCAGTAGATAAAAAATTTATTCTTTGTGTCGCTGATAATGTGTACATATACTTCCATATGTAATCATCTCCAGTTGTTATTGGTGTATTACCTGTGCCTGATGGTTCTACAATAGAAGCGCCACCGTTATTATTGAAAAGGCATTTGTAAACATTATAACCAGATGTTACAACATAGAAAGTAGCGTCATATAAATTAGAAGCGCCACTAGTAGAAGTGTTAGATGAAGAATAATCGTGTCTGTAATAATCATATATTGTACCATATGTCCAAGTACGTCTAGGAATAACATAAGAAACGTCTGAACTTGCAATTTTTTTAGCCGCTAATGCGTCATCAAAAGCATAAAATTCTGTTTGTATATTATCAACAGGAGTTGGAGGAGATGAATCAGAACCTTCGTTTATTGATCTACCTTGTCCGTCTGTTGATGTTGCCCACGCTTGTGGTCTACCAATCATCATATAATAGATGTTTGGGGATGCTTCTGAAAATGATTCATAGAATTGCTCTGAATTATGAATCCTAAATTTATTTGTTATGATTGCTGCCATTTGTTATTCCTTAATTATATTTATATCATTAAAAAGACTCTAAAGTAATTCTTTTCCATATAGTTGTAGAACCATCATACGTTCCTGTACACACATATAGATACGTTCCATCTTGTACAACAAGTCCAGCAACATCACCACTTTGTCCTGTATTTGTTGGTGTTCTTGTAGTTATTTTTGTAGTAGAAGGTAAAGTATTACCTCCTAAAAAAGAATATATCTCATTAAAGTTATCATTGATAAGATCACCACCATCACGGATAGATGAACCTGTACCGTCATTAGCGATTGATCCAATATTGATTGTCTGTTTTGCCATAGTTAATACTATTTATACATCTTTATGAAGCGACATCAAAAGTTATTGTGTCAACATCAAAAGTAACTCCTGTTTCGTCAAAACTATTATTACCGCCAAAAGTTATTTCTGTTGGGAAAGCAAAGTTAGTTTTTAAATCTGTTGTAAAATCTCTTAATTGCACTTGTTCGCCATCTAAAGAAGTATTTTTAGTTCCCATTAATCTGATTGAATTAATTTGATCTATAGTAACTTTTGGTCCTGCACCTGTAAATACTTGATTAAAAGCATATTTGTTTATTGTACTTAATTTAGGTCCTGCAAAGGCATAACCAAAGTTTAATAAGTTATCTCTTACTGTCAACTTAGGTTTAGTTGTTAAACTAAAAGACATTGCACTTCTTAAAGTTACATCTCTAGTATTTGAAGTGAAATGATCTACTGTAGATTCTGTAAAGTCTGGATCAACACCTGCAAGCGGATTAGCACGTAAAGACGTTCCATCAGTTGTTGTTCCTAATCTTCTTCCAAATATTGTAGTAAATAAAGTATTCAATGAAACAAATAAAGGAGTTTCTTCTATACCAGAAACTAATCCTACAACAGGAGTTTGTATTTGTAAATTAACTCTATTTGCAATTCTAACTTCTCCAGTTACATAGAAACCAGAAGGATGAATTGTTTTTTTTAATGCGTCTCTCCAGTTATTAATACTTTCGTTAACACGAACAACATAAGAATAATCTTGGTAGTATAAACTGTCTTGTATTCTTTTAGAATTTTCAGAAATAAATCCATCTTCACCAATATAAGCACCATCAGTATCTAAAAGAGAACCTACTGTTGTTGTAGCAGTTGCCGTATCAAATTTAGTAACTGTTCCAGTAACACCAGATGTGCCACCAGTAACAACTCTATCTATCTCAAATGTTCCTGTTGATTCTTTTACTTTTAAAATTTTTAAACTAGGACTCCAAGAAACTACAGTTGCTGTTATAACTGAACTTGAACTATCTAGTGATGTTACAGTTTCTCCTACAGCATAATTTCCTGTTGATGATGTTAATAACAAATTTGTATTAAACGTTAATGTTGGTGGACTAGGAGATAAATTATGATTAACTCCTGTTTCAATAATTTTTATTGATTGCACTCTACCAATTTCTGAACCATATGCTAAAGCACTACCATTAGAACCACCAGAAGATGATATAGTTAAACTAGGTAAAGTTTTATAATTATGTCCTGTATCTATAATTCTAATATCAGTTATATCTCCAACACCTGTTCCTGATTCTTGTACAATTTTATTTCCAGTATAAACATCACCTCTTGTTGTTTCGTCTTCCATAACAATATGATCGTCAACTGTAGATGTTGAATCTTCTTGTGTAAATCCTCCATTAACAACTGAAACTTTTGCAATCGCACCACCACCGCTAGTATTAGTATTGTCAAAAACAATATCATCACCAATAGCATAACCTGTACCACCGTTGTCAACTATAATTTCTGAAAGACCATTTGTTCCAACAGAACCTACTTGTAAATTAGCGTCATTACCACCACCAGTTAAAGTCATAGTATCTGACTCATCATATAAAGAACCATCATTATTAATAGATGTATTTGTTATAATACCTTTTATAGTAGCAGTAACTAGTGTATCAATATCTGTGTTATCTGTTGCTGTAATATTTTGTCCTACAACAAATGTACCACTTATTGAATCTTCATTTAAAATAATTTCTGATATTTGTTCAGAACCTAATCTAAACTGTCTTACGTTTTCTACAATAGCAGTTGCTAAATTAACATCACCATTGCCAGGTATGTTTGCTTGTGTTATTGTTTGTCCTACTAAATGTAAAGGTTGTGAATCGCCAACAGCAGTTACACGCATTATTTTTTCTACACTCCACTTACCATCTGATACTTTTAACATATCATCTTTTGGTAAATAGATTTCTGATTCAGAATTTAATAATGCACGAAAGAATATCTTGTGTCCTTCTAGTGTTCCTTTTGTTCTATATAAATCTTTTATTCTTTTAATAAATTTTGGTTTACTAATACCAGTTGCTAAGTTATTTGGTATTGTATTTAAGAATGTATCTCTAAAGTTATTTAAATAATCAAATATTGTTGTATCTACTTTAGCGTAATTTAAAAGTTGTTGAATATTTTGAATTGGGTTTGCACGATATTTACCAACTATAGCACTTGCACCCGAAGTACTACCTACTACAGTTTCACCTGTAATAAAATCATTATTGGCAGATATAAAAAGTCTTCCACCTTCATCTAAGTAATCTGCAAGTATGGTTGCTGTAGCATTAGATGTTTGACCTGTAATTATTTCTCCTTTTTGAAACTCTCCGTATTCAGTATCTTCTAATACAACTCTATCATTGGTGTCTAAACCTTTTTCGTTTGTAGCATTTAATATTAGAAAATTATTTTGTGATGTTTGAGTTTCTAAAAGAATTTGATCGGTTGCTTCTATATTAGTTAAAGTTAATTCACCACTTTCTAAAAATATAAAATATTGTTTTAATAATTCTTTAAATTGAGGATGATCTTCAATAACAAAATCTGGTAATTGATTTTCAAATATCGTTGATATTTTATTTTTTAGAATTGTCATTATTAATTATTATTAATAACTTGATGTAGTTGTGTATCCAACACCTGCATTAGCAGAACCGCCAACAAATGTATCTGACTCTACTGTAATTGTGCTATTTGCAACATCAATATTTAATACCTGATTTCTTACAGGAACAATATCGTTTGAACTAGGTTTAACAGTTAACTCAATTATTGATGAAGAAGAACCTCTAATATTTGAAATAGATGAAACATCTAAAGAATTGATTACTAGTGAACCTGTATTGTAATTAATTGTTCCTTGTGTGTTGTTTAAATATGTTCTAACTGAACCTGTGGTTAAATAATATAATCTAATATTACCTGCACCATCATCATCTAAAAATACTTCATTATTATTACCATTAATTTTAAATCCAGTTGATGATAATATACCGCCAGCATTTTTATTATGTTCACTATGAGGATTATATAATGCATTAGCAAAGTTTACTTCATATCTTGTTGAACTTCCAATTGTTGGAGTAAAACTTTTTCTAATATTTAAAGTTGTAATGTTAGAAAGAATAGATGTATCTGTTTCATCAATCAATCTACTTATTTTTGAATATCTGTAAACACCATCAAACTGTTGTAACGTAGCAGTATTGTAATTTGTTAATGTTGTATTAACAAGTGATTTAATATCATCAATAGATTTTGTTGTTAACTTACTATCATATTTAATTGTTGAATTTAATAAAATATCTGTAGTTTCTGGATCAACAATAACTGGAGTTACAGAAGCAACTGAATAACTTTTTAATTGTGTAACAATAGATTGTTTTGTAGAAGTTGTCAAATTACTTCCTGAAGTAGGTTTAATTGAAATAAAAACTCTACCATAAAAAGGAGTATCATTATCTTCACCGCCCCACGCTGATACTGATTGTGCGTTTGGATATAATTCTCTAACTTTAATTTTATAATCTTCAACCGTAACAGCACGATCTTGTGCTGAATAACTTTTTGGTGCATTAAATTTTATTGTATCAGTACTTTCAGGTTCAGCACCACCTTGTGCGTCTGTAACAGTTGTTACTGTTACATTTGAAAACCCACCTATTGTACCTGAAACTGTAAACGAACTAGCGCCATTAGCATTTGTTTTATTTGTAACAATATATTCTAAAGTTACTATGTTACCATCTTCAACTGCGTCACCTATTACACCGTCACCAAAATAAACTTCAAACTGTCCATTGTCAACTTCTTGTAAGAAATAAACTTTTGATGTTGATGATAATTCTTTTATTGTTGTGGCACGTGTATAAGTGTTTGTAGTAGAATCACTTGAACTAGTTTGAACTGTAACTCTTAATGTATCAATGTCAACATTTTTATTTGGTATTAAAAATTTCTGTTCAGTATTACTGCTATCAACTGTATAACTATAACTTGCTAATGTACCTTCGTAAATAGTTAAGTTATTAAAACTATAAACTCCATCTGATGGAGAAATAGTAATTTCATTTCTATTTACAAAATTATAAGATACGTCATCTATAACGGTTAAAAATTTTGTTCCTTTTGCCATAGTGAGAGATGAACCTGTTGCATTATTAACATTTACATTAACAACTGCTGTTGGTGCCTTTGCACTTGATGGTGTATAACCTAATTGACCTGCTAAAGACACAACACTATTTCTTTGAGTTGCTGTATCTAAAAACATTTCGTTTGCTAACATATTAGAATGAAACGCTAAGTAGTGTGTATTGTATGCTAGTAAATCTAAAAGAATGGACATACCACTTCCTTCAAAGTTGTAGTCTGTAAATTTATCTTGTTGTGATAAAAAAGTTTTTAGATTTGTTTTTATATCATCAAAATCTAATTCAGATATATCTATTCTTTTAATTGCCATCTTATCTTACTCTTTCTAAAAATTCTCTCAACACAATTGGTTGAGGAACGTTTAATATTTGAAAAGTTATTTTACACTCAAACCCATTTCTTTCAAAAGCAGGTTCACATAAAACTTCTAATAGTTTTACACGAGGTTCAAAGTTTGATATGGTTTCAGAAATTCTATCTTGTAATAGAACTGCTGTTATCATAGTCAAAGGTTCAAATAATAAATCTCTTACACTTGATCCTATTTCTGGATGAAAAGGTCTTTCAAACCTATTTGTAAGAATTAAATTTCTAACACTTCTTTTAATTGCTTCGGCGTCTTTTAAAACAGAAACATCTTTAGTTGGACGAGATATGTCTAAATCTAAATTTAAATCAGTAAAGATTCTAGTAGACCTTTTTGTATTCGTTGATGTTGCGTCATAATTCGCCATACAACTATTTATACCTTAATTAACTATTTGTTCTAACATTTGAGGATGCTGATATAATAACCTCTGAACCATATGCTGATCCTAGTTTAGCAATAGGCAAACCATTTACTCTAACATTTCGTACTGTATTTGTTGACATTGCTACACTATGCGATGGACACGCTGGGACTGGTGGAAAAGTATGTGGTGTATTAATATCACCTAGTCTTACAAAACCTCTTCCATTTAATCTAACGTTTGTTGATCCTGTATTAGTAGTTGTTACACTTGAACAAGCGTGACCTGTTGCTACTGCGTCTGTTCCTAGATTTCTAGCAATGCCTACTGCCATTATCTACTCAACTTCTTTGATCTACCTAAAGGTATAGTTTGCCACTTAGTCATTTCTACGCCTCTTTTGGACATCCACTCCACAAATATTCTAGGAGTTTTCTTTGGATCGAATTTTGATTGTACACTTTTAACTGCCTTTTTAAAAGAGTTTGCTTCAACTGATTCGTTTATCTCGTTTCCATCTGTAAATTTAAAGGTTCTATTCTTTGCCATTTGTCAATTCCATTATTGATTCGTTTATAATACACTATTTAGTAGAACATTATGAGAACAAAAGAAGAACACCCATAAAAAATAATGAAAAATAGTGTATTTTATCTATTGACAAATGATTGGTTTTATGGTATATTAATAGTATATGATAAACAAAATAACAAAAGGAAAATATATTATGAGTAACTTCTTTGGATTTACAACAATAATGAGTTTGATATTTGCCGCTGGTGCAATTGAAGATTGTAACGGTGCTTGTATTGGAAATGAGAATTGGACTGCGTTTATTATTTGCTTGACAATAGCAATAATATGTGGTATATTAACTATAGTAACAATGAAAAAGGAGAATGTATAATGAGTAAAACAAAAACATATTTTACAAATGAAGTTGAAAAAGAAATTGATAATATTACAAATGACTATTTAATGAATGTTATTGATTATGCTAATGCAAAAACTAAACTTGAAAAGATTGACAATATAGAATTAGTAATGGAAAAAGAAAATATTGACGATCACTTATATTACGCAAAACAATAATTTAAAAAGGAGATATATTATGACAATGGTAACAAAAACAGCAAAGACTTTAGATGAAGGTATTTCAATTATGATGACTGCCGCTAAACAAGATTACGTTGATTGGTCAACCAAATCTGATAGAGACGGATTATCTAATTACGCCAAAGAACAAATAGCACAATGGGATGCCAAAACAAAAGTAACGTATGGTAAAAAGTATATTAAGATTGTACACGATACTGGCGTCTTTTGTTTTGTAATGCAAGAAGATGAAGGTAGATTTAAAAAAGGTGATATACTAAAGGCGGCAGGATATAATAAACCTGCGTTAAACTCACCAAGAGGAAATGTATTAACAGGTAACTATCCAATAAGATGGACAGGACCTTACTATTTAAGATAATAATAAAGGAGAAAACTATATGATGATAGAAACGTTAAACAAAATGAGTATCACACAATTAAATGATACCAAGGCAATGATTGATGTATTAATCAAGTCTAAAGTTAAAAATGAAATGAAAGTTGGAACAAAGGTCTTTGTAGTACAAAAAACTAAAAAGACACCAGGTGTGATAACTAAAATTATGAATAGTAAATGTTTAGTTGATTTGTCTGGTAGAATTTATAGAGTGCCAATGACAATGTTGGAGGTTGCATAATGTATGAGATAGAAACCTTTTATTGGTTTGATTACATTTGGATTACCGCCCTAGTCTTATTATACTTTTGGTATAAAGGTCATTTAAAATAAGTCATTATGAAAAAGAAATCACCAAAGAAAAGAAATTCAGTTGCTAAGATTTTAAGAACTACCTTGTTTAAGCAACGAATTGTTAAATCTAAAAAAGGCAAAGGTAGTTATAAACGTAAACCTAAAATAAATGAAGAATGGAGTGGAATAGTATGATTGTAAATACAAAGTTAAGAAGTATCAATCAAAGAATAACCGAGTGGGCAAAGTGGGCAAAAAAAGATGATAAGTTTCTTTACTACAAAGGCACACCCGAATCGTTTGAAAAGATATTAAATACAAAGATTGGTAAAGTAAAGTTAGAAGAATATACTGACAAAGAATACTTTAATGACTTTTGGATTTTAGATCAATTTACAAATAAAGTAGAAGGCAACAATCACTATATCATATGCAATAATGATTATGTCATAGGTGATATGAATATAGATTGGGAAGATGTATTAAAACAAACCTACGTTAAGAAATATAAAAAGGCAAGTTAAGACTTACGTCTCTTTTTCTTTCTTTTAGGAATTCGATTTAAAACGTCTTTAAAACATTCGTACCAATAGATTCCAGATTCTCTTAAAGACTCATTTGATTGCCTTAGTTTTTCTAACTTTGCAATCAAAGTCTTTAAAGATTTCTTAGAATAAATCTTTTCTCGTTCTTTATG